CTGTTCTTAAAGTACAGTTTGCCGTCAGCGTAGTTTAACGCTAATTCAGCGCCCGATGCGCTGCTGGTCATGTTTGCCGCCAAGGGGACGTTTGTGGCCGTGCCGCTTGCGTAGATCAGGATGGGTGTGTATCCGCTTTGTGCCATGATGTTTTCCTTAAAAAGCGCCGCCAGCAATGCCGCCGGTTATGGTGCCATTTGCTGCATTTGCAGTTATCGACGAGTTTACCAATTGTGGAAGGTTTCCAGTAGTTGCTGTGACAAAGGTCAGGTAGTTTGTCGCGCCTGTTGTTACAGCCGTAATTCCAACATTGGTGGTGTTGGTCGCATTCGTTGCCGAGCCAACAAACAAGGTGCTTTGAGCCACATAGGTCGGTGCCGACGCGCCAGCAGTCAGGACGTATCCAGAGGTGCCTAGAGCCAGCTTAGACAGCGTGGTAGTGCCCGAGGCATACACCATGTCGCCAGCCGTGTAGGAAGCCAGTCCTGTGCCGCCGTAGCCCACTCCAATGGTGCTGGCGTTCCATGTGCCTGCGGTCAGCGTGCCAACGCCTGTGATGCCGGTGTACGAGCCGCTGATGTAGGCCGAGCCCACGGTGCCCGATGTGATCTGGTTGCCGTTGATGGCAATAGAGGTAGATGCGGCAGCAGTCAGTTGGCCTTGCGCATTTACAGTGAAGTTGGCTACCGAGGATGCCGAGCCATAGGCTGCTGCGGTTACCGTGGTGTTGGAAATATTGAACGTAGTCACAGGTGACAAGTTCAAGCCCGTGCCAGCAAAATAAGTCAGCGGTGCATTGAACTGCAAAAACACCAAAGCGGTCGTGCCAACAACAATTGGAAGCTGAGTCTGCTGCACCCATGCGGTAGATGCATTGGTGCCCGAGATGACTAGCACATAGTCGCCTGCATCTATCTCATTGTTTCCAGTTCCGCTTGAGTCGTAATCCGATGATCGCGTCAGTACAAACTTGGTTGACACTCCACCGGCATTGGTAACGTCATAAATGCCGTTGTAAGCCGCATTGCCACCAGTCTCATCTTTGACCAACACGCGCTGGCCAGCAGTAGGTGATCCGCCGCCAAGCGACAGTGCTCCATTGGCCGAAGCAGTGATTGTTGCGCCAACACCGGACGTGCCGTTGTTGTACACATAGGACGGCAGCGCAGCAGTCGATGCGTAATTGACCGGCTGGTGGTAATTCAATCCAGAGGCAATTGAATCGACGTACTGCTTGGTGGCCAATTGCAAGGCCGAAACAGGGTCTTGCGTCACAGTCACCGAAGTTAGGCCAGCCAAAGTGGCCGAAGTTCCGCCAAGGCTAATCGCGGTTGAGCCTACTGTCACCGCGCTGTTGGTCAACGCCGAGTTAGGGATGTTGGTCAGCGTGTTGGTCGAGCCGCTGATCGACTTGTTTGTAAAGGTCTGAGTGCCCGTCAGAGTGGCCACCGTGCTGTCTATGGCGATAGTCACCGCCGCAGCGCCTGTATAGCTGGTTCCGCTCAGGCCGGTGCCTATGGTCAGTGCGTTGGGGTTGACCGCAGTAATTGTTCCGGAAGCGCCCAGAGCCACGGCCACGCCGTTGTATGTCACCGAACTATTGGTCAAACTGGAGTTGCCAATGTTGCTCAAGGTGTTAGATGCACCACTGATGGTTTTATTCGTCAGTGTTTGAGTTCCAGTCAATGTGGCCACTGTTGAATCAATGGCAATTGTGATGGGCGTGGAGCCATTAAATGAGCCACCAGACAAGCCAGTTCCGATAGTCAAAGTGCTAGTCGTGTTGGCCGTAACCGTGATGGAGCTACCCAAACTCACCGAGCTTCCATTGATTGTGATTGAACTGTTGGCCAACTGCGCATTGGTGACAGTGCCGCTCAGTGCAGTGGTAGGGATCGTGGTGGATGCCGTCATCACACCAGTGCCGTTGCCGTACACATAGCCGGTCAAGGTCGCAGCGCCAGTGCCGCCATTGGCTGCATTTAAGACGCCACCCAAAGTCACTGCGCCTGTGGTGTCAGTGTTTGGGGTAAAGCCTGTGGTGCCTGCGCTAAACGAGGTCACGCCGCCTGTCAATGAAAACTGATTCCATCCAGTGCTCGTGTAGCCCTCAAACTGCTGGAGGTTGGTGTTGTAGCGCACAGAGCCCAAATTGGTCACGCGCTGGGCTGTGGTGCCATTGGGCAGGGTAATGCTGCCAGAGCCCGGCATGACGGCGTTATTGGCCAAAGAAACGGTGATATTGCCCGATCCGTCGCCGTTCAAAATACTAGTCTGACTAGTAGTGCCCAAGATATTTATCTTGCCGACACTGCCCGATTGAATGGCCAAAACACCAGTTCCGGTCTGGGAGACAAAGTTTGACAAAAAGGTGCCAAGGCTGATTGTTGGGTCTCCAGAAACCCCGTCAGCGTTTGAAATGCTCAGACCGCTACCTACTCCTATGCTGCGTCCTGTGATCGTATTTGAGCCTGTTTTGACCTGTATGCCGGTGCCACTTGAGTTCAAGGAGGCTGCCGCGCCAGTCATGGTGATTTGAAGCGTGCTGCCAGCCCCGTTATCAGCCAAAGACAGGCCAGAACCAGTCGATAGATATCGGGCTTGGGTAAGGCCCGACGTTGAGCCCACCGTAAGGAATGGGTAATTAAGCGCTCCAGCGCCAGCCATTGCCCCAGTGGTCGTCTTTACCGTAACCCCATTTTGAACAATGGGGACGCTCTCGCTTCCTGTAAGGGCTTGAGCCGTTGGCAGGTCAGTGATTTGAGTTTGTGCCGATGACATATTAAGGCTGTATTTGGAGCGGGTTGTTGTTGCCGTCGTTCTGCGGAGTCTGAGTATTTTGCTCAGTGCTCAGAATGTAGCTTTCCGATCCATTGGTGTAAAGCTGGTTCGGATCAACGGCCACACTAACATCGGGGCGAGGATACTGCAAGGTAATGCGCTCAGTCTTGCGTGCAGGCAAACGGTAGGGGTCTTTCTGGTCGGCGCAGCCTTGTTGGCATACCTTTAAGCCGGGAAAGTTTGGATCAGGCATTGCCTCTACGATTGCACGCTTCATGCGGCAGCGGTCGCAAATAAAAATTGCGATTGATGCATTGCCTTCGGTATTGAGGAACCTTGGCATCGGTTACCTCGTATAGACGCTGATATTCGGTGCGTAATAGATCGGCGACTTGTCGCGGTTCTCGTTTTCGGCCATAGTGAAATACTTGTCCGCTTGGCCTTCAAGATATTGAATTCTTGGAAGATCAACGCCGGGCAGCACCAAGCTCATCTGGTGAGCCAGCATGCACTGTATGGCCTGATAAAAATACTGAGGGATTTCCAATTCGCCGTACAAGTCGCCCACGTCCATAACTTGACGCGAGTACCAAATTGTCATTTGTACAAACGGGTCAGATGGTGCTGGCCACAAAACAATCTTGGACTGCGGCAGGGTGCGGTTAAACCAGAACTGGTAAGGCTGGTTGGCCGTAAAATTCTTGTTTGGCAAGTTGGTGTAGTCGTCGCGGTTCAAACGAGCCATGGTGACTTCGGTTGAGTTGTTGCCGACGTAGAACTCGGCCACGTTCAATGTGCCGCCGCCTGTCTCGCGCATGCGGTAATAAGTGCAAGTCTGGCCGGGATCAATGTCGTACCACAGCCATTCTCCATTTACCCATGTTTCAACGCCAGTGTTTTGAAGCAAATTCCATGTTGCACCGTCGTTTGACCACTCAAGCAAAATGTGAAATGAACCAGAAGTGGCAGGCAAAATTCCAATGGAGCCAGCATAAATTGGCGTGTTGCCATAGTTGATGCCGATGTAGCCATTGGGCGATGTTTGGGCGTCTGATGTCAACACATTGTTGTCAAATGCCAAACCCAAATTTCCAGACGATCCGATGTAGCCGCCAGTGCCACTGGGTGTAGGGCGGTTCAAGCGGCGATACAGGGCATTAAGCACGTCATTGCCACCCAAGGGTAGCAAGTATTCGTACTGGTCTGCTTTCAAGCCATAAACCTTCTTGTCAATGCACCAGTAGTTGATGCCTTGATTGATCAAGTTGCTCAGGATAAAAAACAGGGCTTGCTTGGAAGCTTGGACTTGCTCGACAGTCAACTCCTCGGCCAATTTGCCAGCCATGCGGGCACCTTGGTCGATGAATTTTTGTACTGAGACTACTGTCTGTCCAACGGTTCCTGAGTAAGCCATGTCTTACCTTAAAAAGATTTGCACTTGGGATTTTTTTCGCAAGTATTTGTTTTGCAATCTTTCAAATTTATTTCACCTCCACGGGCGTATCTACCTTTTAGCAAAGCATGAATAGCTTTGGATTCGGAAGGGCCAACTTTTGAACGCTTGATTTCTTTGTCTACTGCATCCTTGTTGTATGAAGGCACAGGAGCGTTAATCAACGCTTGCTTCTCTTTTGGAGATTTGTTGATTTTTGCGGCAAGACTGTATTCCATGATTTTTCCTTTACCAACCGGGACAATTCCAGCGTTTTAATGAAGCCTTGGCGCGAGGTGCATCACCTTTGGAATGCTCCACCACGCCACTCATACGAGCACAAAAAGAATCTTTCCGAGCGCCGCCTTGAGGCTGTGGGGCCTTCAAGTGCGATCCAGTTTCACGGTTGTATTTTGCCCGACCTTTGGCGGTTAATCCAGCGCCTTTTGATTCAGGTAGCTTTTCTCCACGGCCAACTGCTAAAGATGGATTTTTTGCCATGATTTACCAGCAAGACTTTGACATCTTGCCGCCTGATTTCATTTTTGCGGTTTTTGCTGATTCTCTGAATGCTTCTGCCGTTGGAGCGCCTTTGGAGCCGGGTTTGCGCATGTGCTCTTTTGAGCCATTCGCGATACGTTCACGTTTGGCGTTAATGTTGGCATACAAGCCGCCTTCGGCCATGTAGCCCATCTTGTGCCTTACTTGCTCAGGCAAATTAGGCAAGCCTTTGTTGCTCTCAGGAATTTCTTTAAGAGACCCGCCGCCTGCCTTTTTTACGGGCGCTGCACGCTTAGTGTTGTAAGCAATGGCCACCGCTTGCTTAACTGGCTTACCAGCTTTTATTTCGGCTTTTATGTTGGACTTAAACGCCTTGTCAGATTTGGATTTGATTAATGGCATGCTGCGTCCTTAATCTGGGTTTTTAATCAAAATGCCGCCAGCAAAGATATTTGCAGTATACGGACTACCTGTGCTCGCCACTACTTGAAATTGCATATCAGTTTTTTCCGTGTGAGGGATAGGTTGAAAGTTATAAGGCAAATTTAAGTTCTGGACAAAAGTAGATTGAGTTAACAAATTGATTTCACCGCTTGTGATACTTTTGTTGTACTCGGCGTATTTCATGTAAGTGCTAGATGTAAAGCCAATGCTCGCGTCGCTTTGTACGTAATACAAATAAAACGTGTACCCAGCAGGAACTGAGTACAAAGACATCTGCGTCTGGCCAATACCAGCGTTAATTTTGGCGTACGTTGTGCTGCTGATTTTAGCGGTAATGTTGCCTACGTTTACACCATTGGTTGTAGACATCTGGTTAATACGCAAGAACAAATTGGTGGTGGTCACGTTGGTCGTGCCATTCATCGCAATTGTTTCGCTCAACGGGGCGTAGCTGGCATCAAGACCATCAATCTTGATGCTTAGGGCAGAAGTGTCCGATGCAGAATCACTCACCAATACCAAAGCGGCAGCGGCGCTAGGGTACGTGTAAGTGCCCCCAGAAAGCGTCAAACCTTCCCACAATGGGCCAAGCGCAGTAGAGCCAACCGCTGTGCTATAGCCAAAAATTTGAATTGCAGTATGGCCCGCAATTTGGCCACGAGCCACTTGTAATTCAAATGGCTCAAACGCACCAACTCGCGTTACGGAAGAATAAATTCCCATATCTATCTCCAATTAAAAAGTAGAGGCCGAAGCCCCTACCTTATTTAGCACATTGCGGAGCCGCCACGCTTTTTGCCGGGTGATACCGTAACCGATTTTTCGGTCTTGGTAACACTTCCAGCAGGAGGAGGCTGATCCGATGATCCGAACATGCCTTTTACGGCATTGAATGCACGACGTGGCGCACCCAAGATTGAATCTCTCATCGACTCATTATCCTCGCGCTCTGCGTTCTTTTCTGCCCTCATGCGGCTGGTTTCTTTGTCGATAACGGAGTCCCCTGTGGAACCTCCGCTCTCAAACTTTTTTACCTTGCCGCCTTTTTTGAAGGTGCCAGATTGCAGGCTGTTTGCTACGGGACGGCTAACGAAGTGACGAGGCATTTTTACTGCCTTACCGTCATCAACGACCTGACCCCCCGTAGCAAAATGCTTTTTTGCAGCACCGCCTTTTTTGTATCCGCCAGCATTGGACTCGCGCACGCCACCAGTAGTTCCGTTCACCATGCCAGCTTTGGCGCTATTGGCAGGACGGTTTTCCCAATCGCCGCCTTCAATAGCACGACCAATGCCGGGAACCTTTCCACCACGTTTAAAACCGCCAGCGTTGGACTCTTTGATGTTGCCAGTGCCATGGGCCTTGTCTTTCTTGGCCGTGTGCATTTCGGTGCTCTCATAGTCCCTCTCGTTGCCTTCGATGGTGCCCTTCATTTTAATTTTGCCCTTGTTTATCTTTTCATCGGTGTCGGCAGGGATTGCACCACCGGTGGCGTAGCCAGCGGGTTTGCCTTCCTTGATTTGACCGGTGCCATGAGCACGATCTTTTTTGGCAGTGTCCATCTTGGTCTTGGCGTATTTTTCAGCATTGCCTTTAATGGTGGTTTTGGTTTCTGCTTTGTCAATTGCGCCACCAGAAGCCTTTTTCATGGGGTGAGCTTTGGACATCGACAGCGACTCGTGGTGCTTCAACTCTTTTTCAAGAGCGGCGCACTTAGAGGCGGCAGAACCACCTTTTTTCATACCGGTCAGGGCTTTGCGAACCATGGCTGCACGAGCCATGCGCTGTGCCGGTGGCATGCCAGCCAAAGCCGCTTGGCCCATAGCCTGCATTGGAGCAGGAGCGGGGCCAGTAGCGCCAGCAACAGAGCCGGGGGTCGCAGGCATCATCCCGCCCATTTGCTTGTTGACGACTTTGCCGCCCTTAGCATATTGGTTGGGGTTCATTGAGCGACGGCGCTCGGCCATGGAAGGCTTTTTAGGGGCCACACCATGCTCGGCGTCTTCAAATACCTTGGCATTATTGCTTGCCATGGACTTGAAGCCTTCAGACTGGCCAACGGCCTTAGAAGCCACTTTTCCGCCTTTTTTGAGCTTCAGAATAACTGAAGGCTCATTGGTGAACATTTTCACCATTGGTTTGAATTGACCCATGATGCCCTCCTATTAGGCTTGAGTTACACCGAGAGCGCCAACGCGAACTGCATTGGGGCCAACAGCAATGCTTGGCAACAAAATACCAGCCACAGTGCGAACGATGCCGTCCGAAGCTGTTGCAGGTGTATATGTGCCGCGAACGTCACCAGTGGTGGTGGTTGCTGTAGCGGTGTCTGCGGCAACAAAGGTTCCAGCATCTTGAGCCAGTGTGTTGTTGCTCTTGACGTTTGCCAAGTAGGCCACATTAAACACGCGAACAGGGAAGCCCAAAATGTCAGTAGTTCCAACTGCAACCGTGCCGCCAACAGCACCGGTGGTGGTAATGGAAGTGACAATGAAAAAGGCTTTTTTGCCAGTTTTGGTTGTGGATTGAACTGTTCCTGTTGCAATGGCTTCACTCATTGGCTGACCGTAGTAGTCGTAACCGCTGATGGTGATGGTTTGATTAGCAATGGTGCCAGTGCCAATTGTGAGGATCAATGCGCGAGGCAGATCAAGAGCATAGCCAATTGAACCGTTATTCAGGGTAACAGCCTTTACGGAAGTGCCTGCGGTCAAAGTAAATGCGCTGGTTGGAGATTGAGCAGTAGCAAGATTGTTTGCAACTTTTGCTTGTGGAATCACGTCCCAAACGTAAATACGACCAAGTGGGCCAACACCTAAATCCATGGGCGATGGATTGTCAAAAGGAATG